AAAGGAATACATCAAGCACATATAGCAGCAGCAAAAAAATGTTTTACAAAAATGTTTTGGGTAGTTGATGCAGATGCTATAATTTTGGAAGACTTTAATTTTAATTACAAAGTAGACGAATATAATCTAGAAACTGTGCATGTATGGCGCAGTCAAAATCCTGTAAATGACTTAGTTTATGGGTACGGCGGTGTAAAACTACTACCACGAAAGTTAACAATCGATATGGATGTTAGTAAACCTGATATGACAACAAGCATATCAAAGTACTTTAAAGCAGTTCCTGAGATAGCAAATATTACAGCGTTTAACACAAGTGAATTTGAAACTTGGAAAAGTGCATTTAGAGAATGCGCTAAGTTAGCAAGTAAAACAATAGATAGACAGAATGAGGATGAAACAAATGAAAGACTACAAACGTGGACAAGAGTTAGAAAAGATGTTCCCTTCGGCGAATACGCTATTAAAGGTGGCATTGCTGGCAGGGAGTTTGGGCTTTCTTTCAGCGATAATCTTCAGCTAATAAACGATTTTGATTGGTTATATGAACAATTTCAACGACATACCATGGGATAACATTACCGAGTTTGGCCAAAAGACCCTCCTAAAGAGCCATCTTTTCACGGTTTCGTGGATCACCACTAGATATTGTAATTATGAGTGCAGTTATTGCTGGCCTCACGCAAGATCCAGTACCCCAGACACCAAGCCGACAGAATTGTACTTAAACACCATGAATAGTATAAAGACACAAGCTCGTGCAAACGGCTTTAAAAACTTCCATTTTAGCTTCAGTGGAGGAGAGCCTACAGCAAACAAACAGTTTTTGCCGCTTGTAGAACACTATTGTAGTGATACAGATCCTGAGTATCAAAGTATACACATGACAACCAATTTATCACCGCATGTCAAATGGTGGAATAGATTCATTAAATACACTAGTACATTACAACGCAAAAGCATTACAGCAAGTTTCCACGACGAGTTTGCTAACGAACAAGAGTTTGGAGACAAGTGTCTTGCACTTATGGAAGGAGGCGTTTATGTTACAATTAATCAAGTCATGGTTCCAGAAAAGTTTGAAGATCTTTACGAACGCTTGGAACGATTTGCCGCCAGAGGTATTAACGTCACTCTCAAGCCACAGTCCGATCCTACCGCCAGCTTCGTGGTACATGGATACAGCGATGAGCAAATACAAAAAATGCGATCAGGATTCCCACAACAAATTGGCGGAAAGCAAATCGCACAAGTTGCGCTCTACGACAGTGAAGGAAAAGAGTACGAGCTTGACCAAGCAGAAAGATTCAACGCATTTGGGTTCAACAAATTCCAAGGCTGGACTTGCAATGCGGGTTATCAAGGAATAGTAATACGAGATACAGAAGTAAAACGTAGTTATAGTTGTCATGACGAACCATTAGGTACAATTACCGAAGGTTTTAAAATATTTGATAAACCTCGTAAATGTATAACGCCTACTTGTGTAAGTAGCGCAGACAGTAAACTTCCAAAGGTAAAATATGAAAATTGAAATAGAAGATATATTGTTTTGGATGGACGCTATCCGCGATAGCGAAGATAGGTATCGTACATTAGAAAGTTTTTGGAAAGGCCAAATAAAAAGTAAAGTCTGGCTTACAGAAGCATTAGAACAAATGCGTCTATACGGCGAACAAAATATTGCTATTTACGGCGGCTGGTACGGAGTATTAGCAAGTTTGCTTTTTAATAGTAAATTAGGTGTAAACTTAATTACAAGTATTGACATTGATCCAGAGTGTAAGCCTATTGCTACTACTATGAACAAACGTTACGAAATAGACAGACGTTTTCATGCTGTAACAGCAGATATGGAAACATATACTTGTGCTGACGCTACTATTGCTATTAATACAAGTTGTGAACATATCACACAGGAAAAATACGATAGTTGGTTGAGTCTACAGCCAGATGAAGCAATAATTGTTTTACAAAGTAATGATTACTTTGAACACGAAGAACATATTCGTTGTGCTACAGATTTAGATGACTTTAAAAGAATGAGTAATTTAGATCTTATGTGGGCAGGCGAAATGGAACTACCTAAGTACAAACGATTTATGTTGATCGGCAGGAAACATGTTTAAATTTAGCGAATTAGAAAATATACATTTAGAAATTACTAATCGTTGTCAAGCAAGTTGTCCAATGTGCAGTAGAAATTATCACGGTGGTTTAGAAAATCCTTTAATTAAAAATAAAGATTGGACACTTTGTGATTTTCAAGAAATATTAAATCAAGAAGTGTTAAATCAATTACAAGGATTTTATTTTTGTGGAAACTTTGGCGATCCTATTATTAATGATGAATTAATTGAAATGGTAGAATATGCCGCCGCAGTTAACCCTAATTTAAATATTCGTATACATACAAACGGCAGCGCAAGAAACACAATGTGGTGGGAACGTCTTGCAAAAGCATTGCCTAAAACACATAATGTTATTTTTGCAATAGATGGTTTAGAAGATACACATAGTTTATATCGTATAGGAACAAACTATAACAAAATTTTACAAAACGCAAAAGCATTTATAGACGCTGGCGGAACAGCAGAATGGTGCTTTATAAAATTTAAACATAATGAACATCAAGTAGACGCTGCACGTATAAAAGCTGAAGAACTTGGATTTAGTTTGTTTGTTGAAAAAAACAGTAGTAGATTTATAGGCGAACCTAAGTTTTCAGTATACGATAAAAATGGAGATACTACACACTATTTAGAACCGCCTAGTAGTAGTGAACTGCCGTATATTACAGAAGAAATGATAGCCAATTATAAAGATGTACTAAGCAATGCAGAAATAGATTGTTATGTAAAACACACTAAAGAAATTTATATTGATGCATATAAAAAAGTATTTCCGTGTTGCTTTTTAGCAAGCACACCTTATAATTACGCAAAAACAAATGACATTACAGCACCTGTAAGAAATGATATGAATTTACAATATATAGACTTAATTGAAAACTTGGGCAATAACTATGCACTAGAAGTAGATGTAAAAGATATTGTAGAGTCCACTGCTTGGCAAACCGTTTGGAACGACTACTGGGGTAAAAATAAACTAATTACTTGTGCAAGAACATGCGGCAAATTAAAAGAATTGCCAAAACCAAAAGATCAATTTATTAACGTAGTAGGACTAAACAATGAGTAAATGGTGGTATAAACCAGAAAACGAGCAACTAGGAAAGTATCAAAGAGAACTAGAAAGTGTCTCTGGTACACCTACTTTTTGTGTCCTACCTTGGATACACTTTGCTACAAGACCTAACGGTGATATGAGATTATGCTGTAGTGCAAACGCTAGTGGCGCAGGTAATGATCATGAAGTAGGCCTTGTTAAAATGGAACACGGTAAGCCTGCAAACTTTGGTCGTGAAACGCCTATGGAAGCATGGAATAACGAATACATGAAAAGCGTAAGACGTACAATGCTTGCCGGCGAAATACCTGCAAGTTGTCGTAAATGCTTTGAAGAAGAAAAAGTAGGCGTAGTTAGTAAACGTATTTGGGAAAGCGGAACTTGGCATCGAGATGAAGATGGCGTAGATATTCCAGAACTTATTCGCCAAACAAAAGAAGATGGTACAGTACCGGAAGAGTTAGTATATTTAGATTTACGTTTAGGGCATACTTGTAATATTAAATGTGTTATGTGTAGTCCGCACGATAGTAGTAAATGGGTTAAAGACTGGCAACAACTTATACCTGTATTGCAAGACAATAATGTCAAACAACAAATGCAATGGGATAAGAGTGAGTTTAATAACAAATGGCACGAAAAAGATACATTTTGGGAAGAGATGTATAGACAAATACCTAATCTAAAGCAAGTGTATTTTGCCGGCGGCGAACCTTTGATGATCAAAGAACACAAGCAGTTTATTGAGGAAATTGTACGTCAAGGATATCAAGATAAAATTTTACTTCGTTATAACTCAAACGGATTGTTAGTAGATGAAGATTTAATTAAACTATGGAGCAAGTTTAAAAAAGTTAAATTTGCAGTAAGCATGGATGCATGTCATGAACGTGATGAATACATTCGCTATCCAACTGACTTTGAAACTGTAGAACGTACATTACATTTACTTGATAATACTCCAGACAATATACAAACAAGTTTAGCAACAGCAATACAGATATTCAATGTAAAACATTTGCCAGACTTTATGAAGTGGAAAGTTGAAAGCGGATTTAAAAAGTTGAATTCGGGTAATGTTCCAGGTGGTGTGCAGATGGGCGGAGGTTTAGTTAATATGCACTTATTGTATATTCCTACGTTTTTGAGCATTCAAATTCTACCTAAAGAAGATAAGCAAGAAGTTGAAGAACGTTTTATGGACTTTAAAGATTGGCTGTGGAAAAACTATAGGCAAGACGATGACTATTGGAAAGTTAATCCGTACGGTTGGAAACGTTGGGAAGCAGTATTAAAGCACATGAACTCACAAGACAATAGTCATTTATTGTCAGGCTTCAAAGAGTATACAAACAAACTAGATGCAATCCGAGGAGTTAATGCAAAACAAGTATTTCCTGAATTGGCGCATCTATTATGATTACACGAATTGAAAACAATCAAGACAAAGAACTCGTTCGCATAGAATATATGCCAGGAAACTTATGTAACCATAAGTGTTATTATTGTTTTCCAGGAAGTAACGAAGGAAATATAGCTTGGCCAGATGTTGAGCTAGTTAAAACGAATTTATCACACCTACTAAAGTGTTACGAAAGCAATGGCAAGACTAAAAGTAATTTGTATATTGTCGGCGGCGAGCCTACACTATGGAAAGGGCTCGAAGAACTTTGTCAGTACCTAAAAGATAATCATGATATTATTATTGAGATTAGCACAAATGGAACACGTAAAATTGATTGGTGGAAAAAGAATGCTAAAAACTTTGATCATGTAGAAGTAAGTGTACATAGAGAATTTGCAAATGTAGATCATTTAATTGATGTTTGTGATACACTTTATGATGAAGGTGTGTTTGTTAATGCTGATGCACTTATAGATCCTCAAGCATATGACGAATGTTTAGGTATAGTAGAAAAGTTAAAAACTAGCAAATATGATTGGCCAATTATTGCTAAGATAGTTCACTTTGATGGTACACATAGATACACTGAAGATCAGTTAGAATACTTTACAGAAACTATTAAACGATATCCAACTCTAGAATGGTTTGAATCTACTACACGCAAACCTCTAAGAGAAGTTACAATATATAATGACGAAGAAGTTATTAAAGTTAATAACGACAATTATCTAATTACAAACGGATTAAACAAATTTAAAGGTTGGAAATGCAATCTAGGTGTTGACTTTATTAAAATATTTCCAGATGGTAGAATTACTGGTAATTGCCAACAAAAATTATTTGGTAACTTGTATGCTCCTAATTTTACAGAATCTTACACTCCTGTTATAAAGCCTTTAATTTGTAATAGAGAACTATGTGTCTGTAGTGAAGAAACGGTTATCGAAAAATATGCAATTTAATACACTTGAGCCAGTAGATAATAATTACTTCTCAATAGAGTGGGAAACTACTCTAAAGTGTAACCTTGACTGTTCTTATTGCGGAGATGGCCATGATAATAGTTTACCACATCCTAGTGTAACAGATAGTTTAGACACGCTTGATTTTATATTTGATTACACAAATGTACAGTTGTCAAAAAAGCCCGAACATCTACAACATGCAAATTTAAATATATTTGGCGGAGAAAGTTTTTATCATCCACAAATAGT